GTGCATATAGGAACTCAAAGTCTAGAAGGCTCGCCTGAAATAGATGGTCAGTCACAAATTAATTTACATGGTCATCAGATTAACATAGATTGTGACGAAATAAACATGTCTGCAATGCGTAAAATCTATATCGAACAGAGAAAAGATCTAGGTATAGCAGCAGGAACTGGCCGCAGCAGTGGCGAAGCAGTAGATAACGCAGATCAATCTCCAGGCGGTGAAGGCGGTGACCTTCACCGAGGCAGAGGTGAAATTCAATTTGCTTTAGAGGTTGTAGACGGTAGATTGGAAATTATTACCACTAATGGATTTGGTATTTCAACGTTTGAAGGTGATTACGAAGTAGGTAGTGATAATATTAAAAACGGAAATCTAAAGTTTCATATGCATAATCGTGGAGATAATTTTATTGCAAAATCTTTCCCATTAGATGTTCCGCATGAAGGCGAACAGGTTCCGGAAGGAGTAGAAGGTTACAAACAACCTGGAAAAGGTTTAGAAGGAATTGGTATAGGATATTCTTATCAAGAAGTAGCAACTAAAGGTCTCGACTTATACGACGACATACCAGGTCCTTTTTTAGAATTAGTAGGAACACACCGATCTGGTAATAGAAGCGCATTAGAGCATGGAGATTTAGTGTTAAAGGCGGTACTTGCTACTAACCCTCCGCATGAAGTAGCACAAGAATGGAATCTTGTAAGTGGTATGGAAGATGTAGGCGGACATGGTTATTGGCATACAGTTCCTATGGTAAAATATGAAACCGCACATAATGGTTTAGTACATTTTTACGAAGACCCTAATTTTTATATGTTGAAAACTAACTTAGGAAGATTACCATCTGGATATCCATGGAAACATGAAGAATTAAATGAACCATACAAGCTGGTTGCGCCTTTTACTAAATGGGGTGAAACACCTGAACATAACTTGTCATATTCAGGTTTAGAAGTAAATGAATCAAATTATGCAACACCGCCCGAAGGTTATCAGTCTGCTATGCATGTCGACTGTCGTGAATACTGTATAAAAGGAAGAGGTATATTCTAATGTCTCGTATAGAAAAAAAGATATACAAAGAAGTTGTTGTACCGACAGCAAAAAAACAAAGTTACGGCTTGCCAGGCAATACCTATAGAGGATTTAGCACAACAAATCCATCTAGAAAAAGTGTATCTATATATGACTTAGAATGTATACGTCAAGACATAATAAATCACTTTCACATTAGACAAGGTGAAAAATTATCAGATCCAGAGTTTGGCTGTATAATTTGGGATGTTTTGTTCGATCCATTAACTGAAGTTTTAAAAGAAGCAATTGCTGAAAACGTAACAGAAATTATCAATTTTGATCCAAGGGTAACAGCAAAAAAAATTATAGTTGATTCCTATGACCACGGCGTGCAAATACAATGCGACATTACTTATTTGGCTTATGACATATCAGAATACTTGCAATTGAGATTTGATAATAGAGCAGGTTATTTAATACCTTCGTCTAGGGATTATACAGATCAAAGAAGTTACTAAAAGTTTTCTACGTGCTTAATTTTTACATAAATATGTAAAATATTTCAAAGGTTTTCATATGTCAAATACTGATAGACAAAATAGATTGTTAGTAGCCGAAGACTGGAAGCGCATATATCAAAGTTTTAGAAATGCAGAATTCCTCTCTTACGATTTTGATAATTTACGCAGAACAATGATTACGTATTTACGACGTAATTATCCAGAAGATTTTAATGATTATATTGAATCAAGTGAGTATGTAGCTTTAATTGATTTAATAGCATTTTTAGGACAAAACTTTTCATTTAGAACTGATTTAAATGCTAGAGAAAACTTTTTAGAAACAGCCGAACGTAGAGAAAGTGTGTTACGTCTAGCTAGACTTCTAAGTTATCAACCTAAACGTGTACAGCCAGTAAACGGATTGTTAAAAATAGTTTCAATAACAACTTCTGAAGAAGTAAAAGATGAAAATGGATTTAGTTTAAATGGCGGTAATATTACATTTAATGATTCAACAGATCCTAATTGGAATAGTAAGTTTACTCGTATTTTAAATGCTGCTTTGCCTCGTGGTGCAGGTATTGGCAATCCTATACAAGAAGAAATAATTAATGGAATTGTAACACAGCAATATAGAATTAATTCTGAAAATCAAGGTATTCCAGTCGTACCGTTTACTAGAAATATAAACGGTATAAACAGAAATTTTGAAATAGTTAGTACTGGTATCGAAGATGGAAATATTATAGAAGAAGCTCCTTTTTTAGGTAATAAATTTGCATTCCTTTATAGATCTGACGGCAAAGGAAATCAAAGCTCAAATACAGGTTATTTTTTCCATTTTAGACAAGGTAACATGGTTAATGGTGATTTTGAGCTCAACGAAGGATATAGTAATCAAGTTGTAGCGGTTGATGACACACAAGTAAACGAATCTGATGTTTGGCTTTATTCTTTAGATTCTCAAGAGTTTGAAAAAGAAGAATGGACTAAAGTTGCTTCTACTGAAGGTAATAATGTAATTTATAACAACTTAGAAAAAAATACTAAAAATATTTTCAGTGTGTTAACTAGAATAGATGATCGTATTAGTTTAGTATTTGGTGATGGTACCTTTGGAAATATTCCATTAGGCAAATTTAGAGCCTATTATAGAACAAGCTCTCCTGACGTAACAAGTGTAGATCCTAATCAAATATCTATTGTCAGTATGAGTATACCTTACACAAGTAATGCAGGTAAAACTGAAACACTTAAAATAATATGTAATTTAAGTTACGAGTTAACCAATGGAGCTAGTACAGAGTCTAACGAAAGTATCAAAATTAATGCTCCTGCAAACTACTATACTCAAAATAGAATGATTACGGCGGAAGACTATCAACTTGCGCCATTAGCTAGAAATTCTGATATTATAAAAGTAAAAAGTGTTAATAGAACCAGCAGTGGTATTAGTAGATATTTTGATTTATTAGATAGCACAGGCAAATATAGTAAAACTAACTTGTATGGTAATGATGGTATTCTAACAAAAAATAAAGTAGAATTTAAAAAGAAATTTGCTTGGCAAACTAGAGCTGACATTGCAGGCGCAATAGCAAATACTATTACACCTATCTTATCTAATTATAATCTACGTAATTTTTACTATAGCGAGTTTACAAAAATAAAAGTATCTGATTTTAATAATTTTTGGACAAGTGTTACAAATAAGACAAATCAAAACACAGGATATTTTAATAATTTAGGCGGCCAGTTACAAATAATAGGTGACTTTACTACTACTACTTTAAAATATATTACACCAAACTGTTTATTAAAATTTGTTGCTCCTGAAGGTAAGCATTTTATGAAAAATAATAATAATGCTCTTATGGACGGAAATGCAGATCATTTAGATTCTGTTGACTATATTTGGACTAAAGTTTATAGTGTAGACGGAAATGGCACCGAGTTGACTGATGACGGTCGTGGCCCGGTTAAATTAACTGACATTATACCTACAGGAGCAATTTTAGATCAAATTATTCCGAGACTATCATTTGAATTGTTTACTGATACACAAACTCAAATAATTGATCAAGTATTTGCTAAAAATACTTTTGGATTGAGATTTGATATTAATACTGCTCGCTGGGATGTTATAACGCTAGATAATTTGAATATTTTTGATGACTTTAGTATATCACAAACTGGAAGCACAAGTAGTCAACAAGCTGATCGAAGTTGGCTACTGCTATTTGAACCTAAAGGTGATACGTATACAATTACATATAGAGGTATTCAGTATCTGTTTGAAAGTCCTAATGAAATTAGATTTTATTATGATTCTTCTGATAAAGTTTTTAATAGATCAAGCGGAAAAACAGTTAAAGACAAAATTTCAGTTTTAAATATTAACAGTAAACCTGATTCAACAGATTCATTTACTGTTGATTATGATTGGGAAGTAATTGCTAGTTATCGTGATAGAGATGGCTATGTTGACAGTAGTAAAATGGAAGTAAGCTTTTTTGATTCTGACGAAGACGGTGTAGTAGATGATCCTGACTTGTTTGATATTATTGTAAATGAAGAAGTTAATAGTCAAAATAAAATTATCTTTAGAAAGAAAGTACAATATGCAGACGGTAGTGAACAGTACTTGTATTTTCCTAACACTAATGGGGAAATTGTTTCCTTGTCAGAAAAAGGTGCTTTAGCAACTACAAGTTTATATGATGATGGACAAATATTTTATTATATTAAAGAAAATTATTTTGAGGTATTAAATAAAGAAACTAATAGTTTGTCTGTTCTTGCAGACTATATAGCAGTTTCGGGTCGTGATGACTTAAAATTTCATTATGTACACTCGGCTGATCAAGATAAAAGATTAGACCCTAGTGTTAGTAATTTAATAGATGTTTTTGTGCTTACAAAAGGATATGATATTCAATTTAGAAAATATTTAAGGAATGCAGGTGAAAAACCATTACCGCCTAGCAGCGATCAACTATTTTTAGATTTTAATAAAAATTTAGTTGACATAAAATCAGTAAGTGATGAGATTATTTATAATCCTGTAAAGTATAAAATTATTTTTGGTTCAAAGGCAGATAGTGAATTGCAAGCAACTTTTAAAATAGTAAAAAATCCAGAATCAGTAGTAAATGATAATGATATTAAATCACAGTGTTTAACAGCAATTACAGAATTTTTTGCCTTAGACAATTGGAATTTTGGCGACACTTTTTATTTTAGTGAATTAACTGCATATGTGATGAAAGAATTAAGCCCAAATTTAGTAAGTTTTGTTGTTGTTCCTAATAATGTTAACACAGTATTTGGAAGTTTATTTGAAGTAAAAGCAGAAGCTGATGAACTTTTCATTAGTGGAGTTGAAATCACCGATATAGAAATCATAGACGAAATAACAGCAACAAAGATACAAGCAAATGGAGCAATTACTAGTTCTACTAATTCATTAAATGTAGGAATTCAAAGTTCTAATTTATCAGTTACTAGTAATTCATCTAATAACACTGGAGGATCATATTAATAATGGCTTACGATAATTTTCAAAATGAACCTAATCTTCCAGTAAATGGATCATCTAAGAGAACAAGTTCTGATCATTTACCTAAGATCTATAGGACACCAAAAAACAATAAATTTTTACATGCAACCTTAGATAGATTAATATCACCTGGTTTAATTGATAGGGTAAACGGTTATGTAGGAAGAAGAGATGCAAAAGCTTATGTGTCGTCTGATACTTATGTTAATGATGTAACACCACAAAGAAACAATTACAAGTTTGAACCTGCTGCTGTAATTAAAAATAATTTAGATGATACAGTTTTTTATAAAGATTTTAACGATTATACAAACGCTTTATCAAACTTTAACAGTGCAACTGAAGACTATAGTGAATTAACTGCACAAGAATTTTATGCATGGAACCCACATATTGACTGGGATAAGTTTTCTAACTTTAGAGAATATTATTGGTTGCCAAATGGTCCACAGGCTATAAGTATTGCAGGTAATAGTGTAGAAGTAGATAGCACATATACTGTAAGATTAAGTGATAATTTAGACTCTTACAGTTATATTTTTACTCCTGACGGGCTTACTCCTAATCCTACTTTAACTCTTTATAGAGGAGTAAAGTATAGATTCGATGTTGATGTACCTAATTTTCCTATAGTGTTTAGGACAAAATTAACAGATCAATCTGAATTTGATCTTGACAGTAGTACAATACTTCTATACGAGGGAGTTGACATACAGGGATTAGAACAAGGCACAGTTACATTAGAACTAAGTCAATCTGCCCCTGATGATCTTTGGTATGTTTCTACAGAAGATATAAACATACATGGAAGAATACAAGTTAAAAACATAGAAGAAGCAGCATTTATTGATGTAGAGTCTGAAGTTTTACAAAAGAAAAATTATACTTCGGGTAACGGAGTTGCATTTTCTAACGGCATGAAAATTAAATTTATAGGTCAAGTAGAACCAGAATTTTATCAAAATAAAACTTTTTATGTTGAAGGCGTAGGCGAAGCAATAAAGTTAGTTGAAGAAAATCATTTATTAGTGCCGTCTGAATATACAAAAGAAGTAGACATTGAATTTGATAATATTGAGTTTGACTCTTTACCTTTTGACAAAGCATTAGGCTATCCTTTAGAAAAAGATTATTTCACAATAAATCGATCAGCAATGAACGGCAATTTATGGTCTAGGCACAATAGATGGTTCCATAGAGAAATAATAGAACTATCAGCAAAACTTACAAATAGTGATTTAGAATTAGATCAAAATTTTAGAGCAAGTAGACCTATTATAGAATTTGACCCTAATTTAAAATTGTATAATTACGGCACTAAAGCTAAAGAAAATATTGATTTAATTGACGATTTTACTAAGGATGTTTTTTCGACTATCGAAGGTAGTATAGGCTATAATGTTGATAATGTAGAATTAGCAGACGGCATGCGTGTTTTGTTTTTAGCAGACACTGACCCCTTAGTAACAAATAAAATATATCAAGTTAAATTTATTACATACGACGGGACACTTGAAAATGATGCAGTAGTGTCAAATGTAAGACAAATAACTTTAGTTGAGACAGATGATACAGACCCATTAGAAAATGAAACTGTAGCAGTGCGCAGAGGCTTAGAATACGCAGGAAAAGTTTTATCTTACAGTAATAATAATTGGACTGTAAGCCAACGAAAAACAACAGTGAATCAATCTCCGTTATTTGACCTTTTTGATAGCAATGGAAATAGTTTTAGTGACGAAGTTGAATATCCGTCAAGTACTTTTATTGGAAACAAAATCTTATCATATAAAACTGGCACAGGTGTAAACGATAGCGAGTTAGGTTTTCCTTTAAGTTACCAAAATATTAATAATGTAGGCGATATTGTTTTTGAATCTAATTATGGTCAAGATACGTTTTCTTACGTAATTGACGACAATGTTCAAGATCAAAATACAAATAAAGGTTATATATATCGATATAAAAATAGAACAGAATATTCGGTTGAAACACAATGGAAAAAAGTAACTGATTATAAACAACCAGTTGTAAGGCAAGTTGTATACGACAATACATTTGTAAACGTATACTTAGATGTATATGAGAATAGTTCTGACTTTATAGATGAAATAAACACTGTTATTTTTAAAAACAATAATTTGTTAATAAAAGACACCGATTATTCAATCGTTGAAGATCCGTCTAAATATGCAAAAATAAATTTTGTACAAGACCTAAAGGAAGGTGATGTTCTTGTAATTAAAACACAAAGTAGCTTGCCTAAAAATCAAAACGGTAAGTATGAATTTCCTTATTCTTTAGAACGAAATCCGGGAAATAAAAATTTAGATACATTTACACTCGGTGAAGTTAACGACCACGTGTTTAGTATTGTAGAAAATACTAAAGATTTTATAGGTTTGTATCCTGGTGTTGGAAATCTTAGAGATTTATCAAATATTGATAAAAATGGTAGAAGATTCTTACAACATAGTGTACCTTTAAATTTATCACTGTATCATATAACTGATGATAATGCTAATTTTGTAAAATCTATAAGATTTGCAAAAAATGAATATGCAAAATTTAAAAGGGAATTTATAAACATAAGCGAAACTTTAGGTTTTAGTGGCGAGACAAAAATTCACGTTGATAAAATTTTAGAAGAATTTGCGAGAAATAAAAATAATTCTAATCCGTTTTATTTTAGTGATATGATTGCATATAGTGGTAATATACAAACAGAACATGAAATTGAAGACAGTGATGAAATATATTTTCCTTTAGCAGATAATTTTACTTTAGATGAAATGTCGGCTAAAGCTGTTTATGTTTATCTAAACGATATGCAATTAGTTCACGGTAAAGATTATACATTTAATACAGAAGGATATGCAGTTGTTACTGCGGATAAAAATCCTCAAGATATTATTACTATATACGAGTATGAAAATACAAATGCAAGTTATGTACCGCCTACTCCTAGTAAACTAGGGCTTTACCCTTTATACGAACCAAAAAAATATCTAGACACTACACTGCAAACACCAGTTTACATGATACAAGGCCACGACGGGTCTTTGATAAAAGCTTATGACGATTATAGAGACGATTTACTATTAGAATTAGAAAAAAGAATATTTAATAATGTAAAAGTTCAATATGATTCAAAAGTTTTTGATATAAACAAAATTCTTCCTGGATATTTTAGATCAAACTCTATTAAAAAATCTGTTTTGAATAAAGCATTTGTTGCAGAGTTTTTAGAATGGTCAGCACTTGTAAGTAATGATTATCATTCTCATGATTTTTTTGCAAGAGATAATAGTTTTACATACAATTTTAGTAATAGTACAGATCTAAAATACGAAAAATTACCTGGATATTGGCGAGAAATTTACAAGTATTATTATGATACCGATAGACCAAATATTGCACCTTGGGAAATGTTAGGCTTCACAATAGAACCTAAATGGTGGCAAGACACTTATGGCGAAGCTCCGTATACAAAAGATAATTTTTTATTATGGGAAGATATAGAAAAAGGTATAGTTAGACAACCCAATACTAGGCCTATATATCTAAACGAATACAAACGTCCTGGACTGTTAGATATTCTGCCAGTTGACGAACACGGTGATTTAATTAGTCCTATAGAAATAGGACTTTTAGGTTATTATGATTTTGTTGAAATTGAAAAACCTTTTGTGTTTGGTGACGGAGCACCAGTTGAAGCAGCGTGGCGCAGAAGTAGTGAATTTGCATTCTCATTGTTAATAGCTTACGGTTTAAACAAGCCAAATGAATTTTTCGCAACTGCATATGACCGAAATAACCAAGTTAGAGATGTTGCGGGCAATGTTGTTTATAAACCAACAGGTTCTAGATTTAAATTAGAAGATATTATTTTTCCACCTAATAACATCGATGATGTTTACAACTTTACAAGTGGAATTGTGAATTATATTGCTAATTATAATAAAATGATTCCAGAGACTTATTCAAAATATAAGAGTGATTTAGTAAGTATTACTAATCAAGTTGGATTTAAATTTGCTGGATTTACAGAAAAAAGTAAACTTAAACTTATACTAGATAGCCGAACTCCGCTTAATAAAGGGAATGTATTTGTACCAGATGAAGATTACGAAATAATTTATAACGAAAGTACACCAGTTGATTTATTAACTTATAGTGCTGTAATTATTGAAAGAAAAGAAGAAGGGTTTTTGATTAAAGGCTATAGTAAGTCTAAAGGTTATTTTAATATTATACCGCACTATGAATCTAGTGCAGATTATGCAATAAATGTAGGCGGAGTAAGTGAACCGTATGTACTGTGGAAAAGTGGGCAGTATTACACTGTTGGTACTGTTGTAAAGAATAATAACACTTTTTATAGATGTAAAGTAGCTAATAGAGATTTAGAATTTAAAACAGAATTTTTTGAAAAATTGCCTAAATTGCCAATTGTAGGCGGTAAAAATGCAATTATTAGAAAAGGTTTTAAGCAATCAGTAACTGAAATCCCTTATGGTACATTATTGTTAAAAGAGCAAGATGTTGTAGATTTCTTACTTGGATATAGCGAATATTTACAATCTAAAGGTTTTGTATTTGAATATTACAAAGATACCGAAAATGTAGTATATGATTGGGTACACTCTGTTAGAGAATTTTTGTTCTGGACATTATTTAGATTAGACGAAGGTAGTGTAATATCTTTAAGTCCTAGTGCAAATTATCTAGAATTAAAAAGTGAATATTCTGTTGTAGGAGATATTAATAATGGTCCTAACGATTATACATTGTTAAATGCTAACAGTGAAGCGTTAATATCTGATGCGTCGTCTTTGGGCCGTAATGATAATAACTTTTTCTTATACATTAATGATGAAGAAACCGGCCAAGGTATATATCATTTAGAGTTACCGCTAATACAAAAAGAACACGTAGTTGTGTTAAACAACCAAACAGTGTTTAATGATACTATATACGATACTATACCAGGTTATAGGCAAGAACGTATAAAAATTATAGGCTACAGAACTGATGAGTGGAACGGTAGTGCTAATATACCTGGATTTTTCTATCAAGATTCGACATATACTCAATGGGATGCTAATCAATCATATCAAATTGGCGATTTAGTTAATTACGACCAAAGCTTTTATGTAGCAAATACAGAAGTGCCAGGTTTAGAATTTTTTGATGCAAGTTATTGGACAGAATTACAAGAAAAACCGAGACAAGGGCTTTATCCTAACTTTGAATATAAGGTAAATCAATTTGCAGATTTTTACGATTTAGACAGTGATAATTTTGACACAGATCAACAAAAATTTGCACAACATTTAATCGGTTATCAAAAACGAGAATATTTAGAAAATATAATAAATGATGATGTAAGTCAGTATAAATTTTATCAAGGGATGATACTAGAAAAAGGTACTCCTAACGCTTTTTCTAAATTATTTGATGCGTTAGCAAGCGATGAAAAAGACAGTTTAGAATTTTACGAAGAATGGGCAATTAGAGATGGTCTTTACGGAAATTCTGATACATTTGATGAATTTGAAGTAAAATTAGATGAATCTAAATTTGTAGTAAATCCACAACTTATACAAATTTCTGACAGTGACCCAATAGATAATACCACTTATACTATTCCTAATTATGAGGTTTATTTACCGACTAAAGACGATACAGCACCGTTCCCTGCAAAAACCCAACTTACAAGCTTTGTAAACGATTCAGGTTACGTTCATAAAGATGATGTGAAACAGCAACTATACAAGTTAGAAGAAATTATAGGTAATCCAACAAACGTTTTAGGGAAAAATGAATACTTATGGATATTTGGTAAAGATAATGAAGATTGGGGTGTGTATAGACATACAGAAGCTGACCTACAAATAAAGAGTATTGATTTTAATATTTTTACAAAAGTTACTACACAGAATGTAGGTTTAAATACAGAATTGTTAGCCGGAGTAATAAGTAGAGAAGATTTCGATGCAGAATTTGAAAGATATTTTAGAATTCAAAGAAGAATAGACGAAGAAAATAATAGAGGATTTTTAGAAACTGATCGTACTGGAGCTCCTGTTGAGCAAGTTATATCAGAATTAGGTCTTGAAAAATTCGATGCAGAAACAACTAGTTTTTATTCTACACAGATTACTTTTAAACAACCGGTAACTGATATAGAAGTTGGAGATATTATTGGTATTAATAATGTTTATATAACTGGCAAGACCGAAGGCGAAGTATTAGCAGATAGCTCTGTAACATTAACTAATACTCAACATGATCCTAGTGTGAATTATTTCGGCCAGGTAACCAAAAAAGACAACGATAGTTTAGAAATTAAGTTTACCCAAGAATTGCCTATAGGCAATGATATTAAAGCGTCTATTACAAAATTAGTAAAAACTAGGTTTACTTCTGTTTCTGATGCTAATAATGCACTTCAAAAAACATTCGAAGATAATATTAGTGTTTGGTTAGACAATTATGGCAATGACAAAAATTGGGTTGTGTTAGATAATAATAACCAGTTTGAATTGTTTGAAAAGTTTCAAGGACCTAAATTTACAGAAACTCCTTACAGTGGTACGTACGGATATAGTTTAGCAGCAAATAATAATAATAATCTTTTAGCAGTAGGCGATCCCGGCAACGGAGACGGAAAGGTTTGGGTTTATAGTAGAAAAAGTTTATCCTCTAATTGGGTAATTAATGATGTTATAGAGCCTGACACAAATATTGCAAATAATATGCAATTCGGTAGTAGTGTAGATACTTTTGGACCTTATATAATAATAGGTTCACCTACTGCATCTAATGTAAAAACAAAATATAAAGATAATTTTTCTACTAGCGCAACTTATAGTCGAGATGATATTGTAAACTACAAAGATAGATTATGGCAGGCACAATTTAGCTTAGTGCCTGCATTAGATGGAAATTCCTTTAATACGTTTGATACTGTAGCTAATAATATTATTCCGCTAGATGACAACAGTCAAGCATCTATTCCTATTTTTATAGTGGGCAATTATGCACTTAGAACTAATACAGATAGAATAGCGTTTACTGATCCAGTCAATCACATTTTAGTACGAGCTCCGAAACTGCTTTATGACAATACTAGAAGTGCTGAAGAGTATCAAGTAAAGTTTAATTGGAATACTATATCAAAAGCGTATCAAGACCAAGATCCTTTAGTATCAACCGTGCCGTTTAATAACGAATATGCAGGTATTGATGACACATTTTTTAATTCTCAACACGTAATAAGAAAATCAGTTGATGTAACTTTATATTTTGTTAGTATAACTAATGCGCCGCAAGAAGGCGATTTGGTTCAATCAGCTACTGGATCAGGTACAGTGGAATATGTTGCTTCTAATGACGAAGACAAATATATTGTGTACTTAGGAAACGTTGTAGGAACATTTAATTCTGCAGGATCACTGTTTTTCTCACAAACAGGTGAATTTATTGGCGACTTTGAGAAGCAACTAGACAGTGTTTCGGATGCATATGGTGGTTTTTGGTATATTGAAACACCAACTTACACAGTTAATACATCATCTACTTTTACTGACGAAGGCAGAGGGTTGGTGTATGTAGATATTAGCGATGATTCAACTAGCAGCAACTTATATTATAACATTTATGATTATAATAATACAAGTGTTGATAGCGAAAATAATCTAAATTCATATGTAAAAGTGTTTAGTAATGAAGGTTTCCCTAACGCCGACGATGAGAACGGAGAAATTTTAGATACTAGATTTGCAGTAAGAGTACCTAAAGATTTTTCTGATACAGTTTCTATTAATGATGAAGTTAATTTATTTGCAAATCAACTTCCTAATTACACAAACGGGGTTACTAATAGTACAGCAGAAATAGGATTATCACTATCTCAATTTAACAAAGCACATAAAATTGTTGACATTTGGGACGGGTATATTAACATAGAATTTACCAAGTTTACAGTACTTGGAGAGCCATATCAGCCTAAAATAGGACAGACCATAAGAGATAAAAATACAAATGCAACAGCAATTGTAAAGTTTGTAGAGCGCAACGGTATTAATGTAAAATTATTTGTAAAAAATACAACAGGGTTGTGGAGTAAAGGTGCAAACTTTGCCGACTCTGCTGCAATAGAATTTTTAGCAATACCGGATGATCCTAGTCCTGTATATCAAATTGATCGAGAAATAGGTGTAGTAAACTCTGTAAGTCTCGGACAAGATACGTTAAACATTGGAAAACTTTTAATATTTGAAAACACAGTAAGTTTTACAGTTGGTGTTTTTGAAATACCTTACACCGGGCAAAATGAATTAATAGGAGCAGAATATTGGGTTTACACAGATAGAGAAATTACAGGTAGTCCTATAATAAATGAAGCGCCGTCAGTAGTTAACAACTTTTGGCAAGAAGTTTTTAATATTCCAGCAGACGTAAATGGAACAGCAAGCGATTTTATTAATGAAGGCATGTATTCAGTTTACAAAATACTAGGTCAAGGATTTGAACTACTAGGACATTACACAGTTACTGACAGACAATCAAACAGACATTTAGGTTCGAATGTAAAAATAAGAAGAAACAATGATTTGTATAAAGCATTTGTAGGTGCAAAAGGAAATGAAGACACAATATTACCGGGAAAAATATATTTTGTAAATAATGGTAGTGCAGATTCAGAAACTTATAATTGGGAATTTTCTAAGTTTAAAAAATATAAAGGTGCATTTGACGAAACATTAAACTACAGAACTGGAGATGTAATATATCTAGATGACCCTAATGGGTCATTATACACAGCAAAAACAAACTTAGTGCCAAAACCGTTTGATATAAACGACTGGATAGAGAATTCTGAATTTATAGATTATGTAGGTTTTATACCTAACAATACAGGCACAGTTGTTATTAACGACAGTGTAGATTATAGCACAATTCTTAATCAAGAATTACTAGAAACATTTGGTTCTAGTTTTGATGTTAGTGACAATGGCGAAGTTTTAGTAGCTCGTGTAACTTATTTAGACAAACCTTCTGCTGTAGTAGTTTATAGAAATATAGATGGCTTATATCAATTAAGTCAAACTATTGGCACTGGTGATGATTCTACTAATATAGTTGATAGCACTGTTTCTGGTTTCGCGACTAAGGTTGCGATCAGTGGCAATGGTATGTTTATTGCAGTAAATGAGCCTCTCAATGATACAGTTAGGGCAAATGAAGGTAGAGTATTAATATATAAGCAAATAAATGGTATTTTTGAATTAATAGATACATTAGAAAATGCAAATTATCTAAAAAATGAGCAGTTTGCAACTGAAATTGACTTCGATGGTGAAAGATTAGCAGTGTATGCCAAGAATGCAGATTCTATAATTGATACAACATATGATAATAATTCAACAACGTTTGATTTAGGATTTACAAATTTTGCATATGCTAATTTAAATCAAGGCATAGTCTATGTATATGATAATTTAGACGGAGAGTTTTTATTATCTCAAAAATTAATGGCTACAGATAATGTAATTCCTGATTTTGGAAAACGCATGGTGTTAAAGAAAAATAACATATATTTCTCAAATGCTGTAAAAGTTGTAGATGAAGACGAAAACAATAGTGTAGGAGAAATTTACAACTTTAAACTAACTGATCCTATTAATAATTCAATGTGGTCTATGAAAAGATCATTACAGGATACAGTTGATGTAAATAAAATTAAAAAAGTATTCTTATACAATACTAGAACAAATAGTATAATAAAATATCTAGATTATATAGATCCGCAGCAAGGAAAAATTGCAGGTATTGCAGAACAGGAAATTAGTTTTAAAACACCTGATGATCCAGCAGTTTATAATGTCAAAATAATTGCTGCTCTTAAAAAACAAGACAAAGATATCATTTTTGATACAGGTATACCATGGGGACCTGAGCACGTTGGTAAAGTTTGGTGGGATATAAAAGAAACATCGTTTTATAATTCATATCAAAACGATTTAGTATATAATGCACAAACTTGGAATAAATTACTTCCTGATAGTACTGTAACAGTTTATGAGTGGATCGAAAGTACTCTCCTACCGTTAGATCATGATGTTGCAGTATCTGAAAGAAGAATTGCTAGTGGTATTTCTAAATATGGAAACAACGCCTATGTAACTAAGCAGAAATATGATCCTGTAAGTAGAAGTTTTGTTGCAAGATATTATTTCTGGGTACGCCGTAGCTCAACAGTACCAAATCTAGAAGGTAGAAATTTAAACATCACAGATATAGAAAAAATTATTTCTAATCCAGTAAGTGCTGGTATAGAATTTGTTTCATTTATAAATGGAAACACATTTTTACTTAATAATGTCCAACAATATTTAACAAGTGACGATATAGTCTTAAGTGTGCAAACGTACAATACTGGCGGTGAAAATAATAAAACACACATTCAATATGAAATTACAACAGAAAATCTAGAAACAAGTCAACCTAATGACGACGTAATATTAAAATGGTTTGACAGTTTAATCGGGTATGATGACTATCAAAGACCGGTGCCTGATCCTGCAATACCTAACAAATATAAGTATGGTAATTTGTTTACCCCTAGGCAGTCATGGTTTGTAAATAGAAATGAAGCGTTAAAACAAGTTGTAGAAAGAATAAATTTTGTTTTGAAGGATAATTTAATTGTAGATGACAAAGATCTATCACCTTTATTGGATAAAGATCCTGCTCCTACAGTTGATACAAATGAATATGACCAAATAGTAGACATATATGATGATTTAGCAGATATTAAAACAGATAAACTAAAACGTGCTAGGATTTCCTTGTCTATCGAAAATGGTAAAATTGTAAGAACAACTATTGTTGATCAAGGAAGAGGTTATAAAAGAGCACCTACAATTACAGTAGCAGGTCAAGGCTTTGGCGCAGTATTAAGTACAACAATAGATAGCATTGGCAAAGTTACATCAGTAGTAATCGAAGAGCCAGGCGAAAATTATAATAAAGACACTATTGCTGTTGTACGAGGATATAGAGTATTAGTTAACAACGATATAAAAGTAAGTAACAAATGGAGTATATACGAAAGAGATACAGTTGTTAATGAATGGAGTAGAATAGTAACACAAAAATATGATACTACTTTATATTGGGATTATGCTGATTGGTATGCTGAAGGATTGAATTCAAATGTAGAAATTAATCACATAATAAAAAATACCCACGAACTATATACAGCTAATATAGGATTTGGCCAAACAGTTAAAATACAAAATGTTGGTAGTGGCGGCTGGTTGTTACTTAAAAGAGTAGACACAACAAATAGTTTAGATTATACTTTAGATTATGAAACTATAGGACGACAAAACGGTACAATACAACTATCAGATAGATTGTTTAGACCGTTACCGTTTGGTTATGACAGTAATAGTTTTGATATCAAATTATATGACTTTATTCCTATTTTCGAATTAAGAATTATTCTGTATGCAATTAAAAACAATATTTTTGTAAATGATCTTTTAAATCAATTTAATAAATTGTTCTTTGCGAGTATAAGATATATTTTAAGTGAACAAAATAATGTTGATTGGTTATTTAAAACTAGCTTTATAAAAGCAAAACATAACGTAGGTAGTTTACGTAAAGACATTACTTTTAATAATGATAATCTTCCAAGTTATGAAGAATATATAGAAGAAGTAAAACCTTACAAAAGTAAAATTAGAGAATATGTAAGTAACTATGATAGATTAGAAAAAGCTAGATCAATGATAAGTGATTTTGATTTAGGCGTAGTATATGACGAAGAAACTAATGCAATTGTAGTTCCAAAAACAAAATTTGTTAATAACTCTGTAGAAGTAGATAATCGTTTTGTATCGGCATATCCTAACAAAAATTGGATAGACAATTGTAGTTTTGAAGTAATATCTGTAAAAATTGTAGATCCTGGATCTGGTTATAGAACACCTCCGATAGTTAATTTGTTTAGTGAAACAGGGTCTGGTGCAGAAATTAAAACTTATATAGGCACAAATGGTAAACTAAAAAAATGTGAAATTATAAATCCAGGCAGTGGATATTTGTCTGTGCCTGATGTGCAATTAATTTCAAACTTAACAGATGAAGGATATCCTGCAAAAATTAGTATTGAAATAGGCAATAGTAAAGTAAGATCACTTAAAAGCAAAATAAAATTTGATAGAACTTCAAGTAACTACGTTGTTACACAATTATCTGTTGTAGAAAATTTTGTAGCTAGCGGATCTAATTTAGTGTATGATCTAAATTGGCCTATGGATTTAACACTAACGAACATTAAAGTATTTGCTGATAATATAGAACTACTATCAAGCGAATACTCGTATGAAAACGTAGAAGATACTAGTAAAGGTTATACAAGACTTTTAGGCCAAATTACTACTACTACTCCTATAGATTCTAATGTTGACGTTAGAGTAGAATACAACAAAAACATTGATATGCTTAATGCTGCTGATAGAATAGGAAAAGTATATACGCCTATAACAGATGGAAACGGTAAAGAACTATCGCAGTTAATGTCGGGAGTAGATTACGGTGGTGTAGAAGTTAAAGGATTAGAATTTGACAATATAAAAGGATGGGACAACGATGTTTGGTTTAATAGTGCATGGGATGCATATGTAAACACAAACGAAGATGAGATTTTTAACTTTGACGGATCTACAACAGAGATAACTTTATCAAAACCATTAGAAAATGGCGTAGTGTATAACGTATATCTTAATAATGTAAGATTAGATGATACTAATTATGATGGATCAACTGTTGTAGATAATCCTAATGCAATAATGGAATCTCTAGTTGGCGACGGAGTTACGCAGACACTCTACTTAGACGAATTTAGAATGCCAAATGCTTCTAATTTTGCAGAAATAAAAGTGAGTCAAGGCGATACACTTATAATTAGAAAAACCTCAAGTGATGGTACGTTTGCTCCGATGCCTGATAGTTTAGATACAAAAATATCAGGCGGTGAGCTATCGTATGGAAATGCGCAAGGTATTCTTGCTAACGATATTACTATAGACGGCGATAATTTTGTTACGCCAACTACAAGTGGTAGTGTAGAAGAACATGTACCAGGACAAGTTTTAGATACATTAAATATTATTGTACAGCAAAAAACAAATAACGGATCTAGTGTTATATCGTCTGACATTCATTACGGCGATAATATTACAACAGAATTTGCAATTAATGGAAATCTATTTA